TACATGGGTACCACCCCGCCGGACTCCATGCGCGAATTGATGGGCACGGGCACCGCGTGGAAGGAGAGCGCGGCGGCAAGCGGATCCGCCGGTATCTCGCCGCGTAGCGCAAACGGCGGAGACGTCTGGATCTCGAATGCGATGTCTCCGCTTACTATCGCCATTACGGCACCAACTTGAACGCCACCTGGTTCGCGTGCTTCCAGGTGTCGGATCCCAGCACGAATTCGGCGCCGTTCGGCATGGTCGGGTCCAGCAGGTGGCGCGCGTCCGGCGCCTGGCCGGAGTAGCTCAGGATATTCTGCGTAGGCGAGCGCTTGAGCCAGGCCATCAACGGAATCATGGCCGTGCGACCGCTCCACTTGGATGCGCCCACGTCCTGCAAAACGCCGCCGAACCAGTCGTGGAAGCAGAACATCATCAGGCCGCCAATGTTGAAGGTCGTGTGCTGCCAGGCGTCGCTCGCCCCGTCGATGTCGGCGTTCACCGCCGTGCCCTTGCCCCGGGTCGAGATGTTGCCTCCGCGGAATAGCTGGTGCCCGCCGTCGTGCGGCTCGATGTCGTTCACCCAGGGCTGCCCGGACTGATAGGCGCCGCCGGTCCAGGAGCCGAACTTCACCAGCCGGCCCATCATCAGCTCGGTCCAGATCTGCGCGTCCCGGCGCGCGAGCACGTGCAGGTAATCGCCGGCGACGTCGGACAGGCACCAGTACTCCGGCACCGCGGTGTTCTGGAAGACGCCCATCAGGGAACTGGCGCCCGAGTCCCCCGGCTGGGCGTCCCACGCCTGTCCCGTGTCGAATCCCCTGGCGCCGCGCAAGCCTATCCCGGGATTGACCCAGCTACCGCCGCCGAGCGGCGTGTTCAGCGGCCACCCTTCCACCATCGAATTGAGGCTGTTGTCCGCCTTCAGCGTCCAGTAATCGCTGCCGGACTGGAGATAGATCTCGTCGGCGGTTTGCTTGTTGATGGTCCAGCCGAGCGTGCCGGAGGCGAAGATCGCGATCTTGTCCAACAGGTCGAAGACGTCGCTGGCGCTGCCGCTCTCGTTGCTCATGCGAGCTCCAGCGCGCAGAAGTTGAACACGTTATTGCGGTACGCATCCTGCGCGACAAGGTGGTCCTGCGCCCCCACCTGGATGATGTCCTCCGTGCCGAGCGAGAATCCCGTCGTGTAGCGCACGCCGTCCAGCTCGCCCAGCGCGCCCGAGATATTCGAATTGAAATTCACGTGCACCACCGCCGGCAGCAGCGGGTAAGTGCCGTAGCTGTCGCGCACGTCGTCCATGATGCTGGTCGCCACCTCCCAGGGCCACACCTTGACGGCGCCGGGGTTGGTGCCGAGATATATCCAGTTGCCTTGCGATATCGACGTGGTCCCGGCGAGCGCCGGCGCCCACAGCGCGCCGCGCAGCTCGTTGCCGGCTGCGGTGATGTCCCAGTACGCGGCCACCGCGGAGGCGGACCAGCGCTCCACCTGCATCGTACCGGAGCCGCCGATCAGCAGCGGATAATCGTACTCTGCGTCGCTCGCATAGCTGTCGATGTAGCCAAGGTAGAGGTGCATGTACACCGTGCTCACCTTCGCCACCATCGCAATCCGTTGCTTGTTCACGATCAGCCAGTAGGTGATCGTATCGTCCCACAGCGGCAGCCAGCGCGAGGGCGATTGCTGCGGCAGAGACGCCCACGCCTCCCCGTTGAAATCGCGCGCGCCCTTTAGCTCCCAGTTGAAGTGGTCGAGATCCGTGTTGCGGTACGTCTTGACGGCGACGATGATGTTCTGATCGTCGCCCAACCCGGGGCCGTCCAGGATCAGCTCGCCGTCCGTATCGGCGAGCGCGTCGTAGGTCTCGCGCTGCACCGTCCAGCCCTCGGTGACGGCGAGCGCCTTCACCTTGTCCAGCAGGTCCAGAAAGTCCGTGGCGTTGCCGTTTTCGTAAGACACTTACGGTCAGCCGATGGTCTTTTTCACGGTGCCTGGGTTGCGGCCGATGACGTTCAGGATCACTTTCTCGCCGGCGGCGGTGTTCATCGCGTCGGCCACCGCCTGCGGATCGATCTGGTTGACGATGCGCAAAGCCACGCGCCCTGCGTCGCCGTCGTTGAATCTGTGCCTCGGATCGTCAGGCGTGATCACCTCCTCGTTCCTCCGCAGCAGGGCCGGGATCTCGTCCGAACCGAAGGAGACCCCGCCGTCGTGGAAGAGCGGCGCGGTGAGCAGCGAGATCGGATCGTCGATTTTCCGCCACGGGCCAGCGCCTTTAATTGCCAGACCGCCCTGGTGCTTAGTCGGCAGGAAAATCGAGCTGAAGAAGGCAGCCACGCCGCTGCCCGCCTTGCCGTCGCCCGAAGGGAACAGCGCCTCCAGGATCTGCGCCGCGGCGGCCTCGGCCACCATGCGCCGGACCACGTCGATGAAGCCGAGCAGCATGCCGTCCAGTCCATCGGCGAACGGATCGAACAGGAAATCGGCGAAAGCGCTCTGCATGTCCCGCGCCGCCTGCACGGCGAACTCCGACATTTCGTCCGTACTCTCCCTGGCCTCCTCGCGCAGCTTCTCAAACTCGGCGACCAGGCGCTCGACCTCGGCGCGTTCCCCGTCGGTCGCCTCCGCCGAGAGCCGGGCCAGCGCGATCTGCTGCTCCCGCTCGACGTTGCCGAGCTGCATGAGACGGATTTCCTCTCGGAGCGACTCGACGAACTCCTCGTCCGATTGCCGCTGCCGCTCGCGTTCGTCCTCGAGCGCCTTGTCCTGGCGTGCCCGCGCCTCGGCCAGCTTTCGTTCCTCGGCGGCCTGCTCGGCCGTCGCCTCTGCAGCGGCCTCCTTTGCCTCGATCTGGGCGACAATCGCCCGCGCCCGCTCGTGTTCCTCCGCCGTCGCGCCGATCTGCTCCAGCTTGTAGCGCACTATCTCGGCCCGGGTGGCCTCCGTCGTCGCCGCCTCGTCGCGCAGGGTCTGGAGTAGCTGTTCGATGGCTTCCCGGCGCTTCCTCGCCGCCTCGGCGGCCTCCGCTTCGCGCCTCACTGCATCCGGGTCAACGGATGGCGGCGCGTCCGCGGCGGCGCCGGGCCCTTGAGGCGTTAGTCCGCGCCCGAACGAGCGCTCTATCTGCCGTACTTGCTCGAGCAACTTGTCGCGCTCGGCGATGAGTGGGCCGAGTTTGCTCAGCGTGGTCGACTCGAAAAAGGAGCCGGGAGGAGCGCTCTGGAGCCTCTTCTGGAGGCGGCCTATCTGGGTATCCAGCTTCCTGATCCGATCCTCGAGGTTCGGCGTCAGATTCCGGGCGACCAGAATGCCGAGACCTTTACCCATTTCGATAAATCCGCGCGCTGCTATCGCGGTCACGCCCGCCAGCTCCACGACCAGCTCGGTAATCCTGGCGAATGCCGACTTGGTTTCCGGATCGGAAAGTAACTTCGTGAGTTCTTCGACTTCCTTGGTCGCATCCCGCAGCCCGTCCTCTTCCAGCAAATCGCCGAACGCTATTTTTAAGGCTTCCAGCGCGCCGCCGAACGTGTCCCGCGCGGTCGTCGCGGCGCCGCCGTAGGCCTTGTCCAATTCGTCCAGCAGCAGCGTCTGTGCCTCCGCCGTCCGCCCGGTCTCGGCCAGCGTTCGGATCGTTTCCTCCAGGTCCTTGCTTAGTGTGATGCCGGCCCGGCTCAGGCGGGTCATGCCGCGCAGGGGATCGTTGATCGCCAGCGCAAGCGTCCTGGAAGCCCCCGCTGCGTCCTTGCCGGTGGCGGTGGCGTAATCGAGGATGGCCTTAAGCGTGCGCTCGAAAATGGGACCGGAGAGATTCCGGTAGGCGAGCAACTGCGCCTGGAGCTGCTGGATGTACTCGTCGCCGAAGGTGGTGGTCGCCTGTATCTGCGCGGCCATGCGCTTCAGCTGCTCGAAATTGAACCCGGCCGCCTCGCCCGTTGCGCGTAGCTGCGATTGCAGCAGCCGGTTGACTCGTTCCTGCTCGGTGGTCGCGCGGACCACGGCTCGAATTGCCGCGCCCACGCCGAGCGCGGCAATGGCGCCGCGCAAGGAGAACACGCCCGCCTTCACACGGTCGAAGCCGGCGCGCGCGCGACGGTTGAAACTCTGCAGCGTCGTGCCGGTGCGCGCCAGCTCTCTGCGCACACCCTTCATGTCGCCGCGGATGATGAGCCTTACGATTTCGCGCGTGCTCGCCATGTCAGTTCCCCCTTAGTTTGCGCACCCGCTCGGCAGCCTTCCTGCCGGCGTGCATGCCCGTATTCACGTCCTCGATCAGATCCGCCCGCGCTTGCTGCTCGCGGCGGCACGCCTGCGCAAAGAACATGAGCATCTGGCGCTTCGTATATTTCTGCATGTCCGTCCAGCGATGCCCGTGATCGATCAGTGCCGCACAGATGTCCCCCCAACCGACGAGGCCGGCTTTGGTGCCAGGGCGCGGGCGAGACTGAGGCGACGAAAAAAAAAGCTCCTGTTGACGCGCCAGAAAACCATCATCAGCGTGCGTCCGTCGGAATCGCTCAAGTCCTCCATCCACTGGCGATCGACGCCGGCGCAAAAGGCGATCATCCTGAGCAGCGTTTCGCGATGCTCGGACATGATCTCCATGATCGCCTGCACGAACCGATCCGCGGCCGCATCGCCCCTGGTCTTCTCCCGCAGGGCCTCGATGACGGGAGCGAGCGCCGACTCGAACTCGATGGATTCGAGCCAGGTGGGCTCGCGCATGGTGACATCCCGCCCGGCGATCGTGATGGAGACGTCGGGCGAGAGTGTCGCCAGTTGCTCGGCGGCTTCGCGCTTGTCGGTCATGGATCAGGATGCCTGGCTGAGATCCATGACGCGGCCGAACTGGCCCAGCGTAGTGTCGCCGTCCTTGGTCGAGTCGTAGAGCACCGATCCGCTGAGCGGCAGATTGCCGTGCGCCTCGTTGATGAGGGTCATGGTCTCGACCGGGTCGAACTGCACGCGGTAAAGATCCACCAGCACGGGCTTGTCCTGCTCCGCCGTGTTGATGCCGTTCAAGCGCACCCAGCGTTCCGGCGCCGGCTGCGCGAACATGGCAAGGTTGATGCCTCCGGCGTAGTCGTAATCGGCCTCGAGCGGCTGCGTGAAGCTCGCGATGTCGAGCATCTCCACGGTGCCATGCTCCGCCGAGTGGATCTTGTAGTGGGTATCCTCCACCAGCGTGGCGGGCACCTGGTCTTCGATCACCAGGACGGAGATGTTCTGCTGTGCCAGCGCCACGATGTCGCCGTCCACCAGGTCGTCCGGCAGCGTTTCGTCGGCCACCGTGCTGGCCGCGATGGTGACCGGCGTGCTGTAGAGCGCCAGCCCGAGGTTCGCCGCCGTGAAGTGATTGAGCACCAGGCTCAGGTTGCTGTTGTTGGCGGTGATTATTTCAGACGCGAGCAGCCGGCGTCCCGACTGGGATTCGCGCTGCTGGTCCTTGTCCACCGTCAGCGACAGGTCGAACGTGGGCGCATCCCCCGCTCGCCGGAATGCCTTGGCGTTGCCGGAGGCGTCCCGCTCGGCGATCAACACCTCGCCCTGGAAACTGAATGACTGCATGTCCATGACTTAACCCTCTGTTAAAATCGATTTGACGGCCGTCTCGGCCCGCGTTGCCGCCCGCTAATCCTTGATGTTGACGGTGACCTTGTCGGCCTTTTTCTTTTCCGCCAGGCGATCGGCCTTGCCCTTCGGCAGATCGACCGTGTCGCCCTTTCGATAATCCCGTCCGCGCACCTTCACCGGCACGTCTGCCGTGATGCGCACCGTCACCATGTCCCGTTTCTTCGCGTTCATGTGCGTCAAACCTCTCAGTTGAATGTCCGTGTCAGGAACAGCAGGGGCAGATAGGCCATCCCCGTCTCGCTGTAGGCGGGTCCGGGCGGCGAGCCTTCTCTGAGCGGCTTGTAGCCGCTCAACGGAGGCTGCCAGCCGGCAAACGCATCGAGTGCTGCACGCATCAGCTCGCCGGCCTCGCTGCGCGCGGCATCGCCGCTCTTCGGGTCGCGCACGTTCCGCACCGCCAGCACGATCCCCCAGCGCAGATCCACCGCCTGCGACGCGCCCTGGCTGCTCGCGCCGCCCTCGCCGGCGATCACGTCGTGGCCGTCGTAGAACACGATGCCTGCCGGCGTGCGGCGCACGCTGTCCTCTACGTCCTGCATGTTCAGCTCGGCGATGGAGAGCACGTCCAACAGCTCCGGCACTTCATCCTTCAGCCGATCCTTGATCGGCTGCTCGAGCTCGAGACGGTGGCGGATCGGCTCAGGCACGGCGGAAGTGCCTCTCGATCACCCTGAGTGCATCCGCGAGCCACGCATCCGGCAGTCCCTCGTCCGGAAACTGCCTGCGTGGCGGTATCGTCACCTGCTTCGCAGCCACGTCCTTGCCGCCCGCCTTGAACAGCAGCACGCCGGGGCCGTCCTCGCGCGGCTTGATGGTCGCGCCGAAGTGATGGATCGCCGCCAGCGAAAACGTCCGGCCACGGTGCGACACCTGGCGGTTGTTGACCAGCTCCACCTGGTCTGCGCCCGCGGTGTAATCCCAGGCATCCCGCAGGTTGCCCCGGTCCCTGAGCGCCTTCCCGCGGCGACTCTTGAGCGCAGGCCAGGCGTTGCCATACGGATCGGTCTGGTTGCGGTAGCCGATTTGTATGCGAGCCTTGAACGCCCGGCCGATGCCGGCGAAAACCGGCGCCATGTTCGCGCCCGTGCGCTGCAGCTTGCCGATGGCGGCGCGCAGTTCCCGATCGTCCAGGCGCAGGTTCTCCATCAGAATCCCTCAAGGTCGTCGCGCGTGAATACGCGCTCTGGCGATTCGACTTCGGCATCGCCCGCGCCCTGCTTCTCGTGGATCTCGGGCAGCCCGAGAGAAACCTTGCCCGCCGCGATTTTGTCCAGGAGCTTCGCCCCGTCCTCGTACCTCGTGCGCACGTGATCGGGCGCATGGTTCTCGTACATGAACCAGCGCGAGAAGTCCGCCGCGATCCTCGCGATGATCTCCGAGTCCACCAGCACGTCCGGCAGGTACCGCGTGCCGACGCGGGAGTTGATCTCCGCGGTCGCATCACCGATCGCCCCGTTCAGGACGGATTCGTCGATGGCGCCCGATCCGGCCCGGTCGGTGAGCTGGATGAGTTCCCGCTCCCCGAATCGGTCTATCAGTGCCTGCTTAGTGACGTAGTCCACTCACACCCCGCTCAGATTCTTGACCGCGTAGTCGAATTCGTCGTTCGCCTCGTCGCCCGCACCGTATACCGCGGTCACGGTGACGCGTCTCGCCTCGCGCGTGTTGGTCTCGTCGACGATGTCGTTGTCGTCGGCGGATAGGACTATCTCCACGGTTGCGGCCGGCGAAACCGCGGTCGATGCCTTGATTGCCGTGCTCGTGGTGAGGCAGTCGATCCGGTAGTCGACGGACTCCGGCGCGACCGAAACGCCGTCCTTGTCCCGGAACGTGACCGTCAGGTAGGCGGTTGTGCGTTGCGGGACGATATGCATCTCGGATCCCCTTGTCGGCGTGTTTCATGGTTCAATCGAGAGAAAATTCCGCGGTCCTCCGGGCGAGCGAAACGTCCAGCGACCGCTGCACGAGCGGATCGAATGTCATCTCGACGATGCGCTCCCCGCCGTCGACGAGTAATGCGCCGCTGCCGACCGAGTTGCTCGCCATCAGGCCGGAAAGGCGCCTCGTCACCGCCAGGGGCTCGGCCGACAGGGTGGCTGTCGACTGGAGTGCGCCCGCCACCGCGCGTGTGACGCTGACGGCGCCGGAGAAGGTGGCGGCCGAAGCTGTCTGCCCCGCCAGACCCCGCACGACGGCGAGGGCGCCGGAGGCCTCGGAGACAGAATCCGCCTGCCCGCCGATCGGACGCTCCACCTCGAGGGCGCCGGCCGCGGCCGACGCGGAGGCCATCGTGCCCGAGAACGTGACGGCGGATCCGCCGGAGACGTCCAGGCTCCCGCTGAGCGCCGACACCGCGTTTGCGCTGCCGGAAATCTCGCGGTCGACGTCTACCGCGGCGGCCAGTGCCGAGCTGCCGGCGAGCGCGCCGGCGAGCGGCCGCTCGACGCCGAGGCTTGCCGACGCGCCGGACGCGGCGGCGAGCGTGCCCGACAGGTTGACGGTGCCCTGGATCGTGAGCGCGCCGGCGAGCGTGGACTGTGCGTCGATCTGCGCGACGATTGCGCGATCGACTTCCGCGGCCGCGGCGAGTCCGGATACGCCGGCAAGCGTCCCGCCGAGGCCCACGGCCAGGGTAATCGAGGCCGCCAGCGACGTCGCCGCGCCGATGGCGCCCTGGAAGAATCGATGCACCGCCAGCGACACGTTCATAGCGGATCCTGCCGCGATGACGCCGCCCATGCTCCGGTCGACGCCCATAGCGGCTTGCGCGCCGGAGGCAGCCGCCAGGGTGCCGGCGAACAGCACATCCGAAGTGCCGACGGTGTAGGTGCCCGTGACCTCCGCGGCGGAGACGCGTTCCTCGATGGTGTCGCCGCCCTTGGCCTTCGTGACGATGAATCGCAGCACCACCAGGGCGGCGTTCCAGGTGGCCTCGTCCGCGCCCGTGTTGGGGTTCGTAAGCTCGACGGCGCCGGAGTTCGTGGGCGTCGTCGTCGTGATGTCCGAGGCAATGGTGACCTCGTCGGTGAGCGGCGTCGATCCGTCGGACTCGACAATCTGCGCGGTAAGGGAGTCCCAGCTATTGAGATCCGGCTCGGCGGAAAGCGCGTAACGAAGCTGGATCGACACGCTGTCGACGTTGCCGAAATCCCCGGGCATGTCCTCGAGCGCGAATACGGCCACGCCGGTGTGTGTCGTGTTCGCCGTGTCGTGGACGTCGGTCGAGTCGTTGGCCGAGCCGATGGCCTGGAGCACGGGCTCTGCGCCGGTGATCGCCGTATTGCTGGACAGTCCGGAATTGAAATTTCCCAGGGTGAGCGTGCCGAGATCAGACACCTAACGCCCCGCACGTCGCGCACCGCTTGCCTGGCGGAGGCCAGCTCCCGCACGAGCCGCCGCCCATCGAATCCCAGTACGGCTGCACGTCATCGAGATATTCCTGACTCGCATGCACGCGGTCCCACGATCCGAGCCTGCGCAACAGCCCGCAGGCAAAGTGTCTGCCCGGCACCGTGTCCTCTTCCAGGTGAGGACAGACACGTCTGGAAATGTGGCAGCAGTGGTCATCGGCGTTGCCGTCGCATGCCACGCTTAATCGAGCGTGATGTCCGCATCGCCCGGCGCGATCTTCGCGGTGTCGCCGGAGAGCACGGGCTTCGGCGTGTCGAGCGCGCCCGCACCGAGGTAGTTGCCGGCGGTCGCGGCGTCAAACAGCACGTAATGCGTGAGGTCGGCGCCGGCAAGCCAGTCCGCGCTCGCCTGCGGAAATGCGATCTCGTTGGCGTTGTCGATGAGCGACGGATCGGCGAGCGTGGCCCCGTTCCAGTCCGCTGCCGCCGTCACGACCCGGGCGTAGGCGCCGCCCGAAGGCTCGGTGACGTTGGTGCCGTCCTCGGCCGGCGTGGTCGAGGAGAGGCCGACGTAGATTTCCGGTGCGCTCGCGAGCGCGCCGAAGTTCGAGGTCTTGCCGAACAGGGAATTGAGAACTGCTTGTGCGGTAAAGTTGCTAAAGCTCACGGGTTATCCTCCAAAAAAATCATCCGGTGATGTGCTTGACCGCCCAGAACACGGCTTCTTCGATCTTCGTCTTCGCTATCGACAGCTCCCGGCTCGTGCCGATCTCGTCGAAACTCTCGATCAATTGCAGGCCCATGTCCTTGGTCGCCTCCACCAGCGCTTTCTCCTCGTCATTGAGAACGCGGTACCGGTGTCTGACCGCGTTGTTTTGCGTGCGCCGGTCGCTTGTGCTGTCCATCTGGTTCGTCCTCTCCGATCAAAAAGCCCCGCACACTTTGCCCTTGGCAGGCGAAAGGGCGGGGCCTGAGTGCCATGTTTGTAATTATTTTTTGGCTTCGCCGGTGCCGTCGCCGTCGCCCTGGATTTTCTTAGGATCGCCCGCGGGTCTTTGGCGGGTCGCCGCTGGAAGATCCCTCGGTGGCTTTCGAGGCGTCGCTGCGTCCTTCAGGCCCGGCAGATATTTCTCGTCGACCGACAATTCCTCGCCGGGCCCGTAATACTTTCTCTGGTGCCGCACCGTGTTGCCGGGCAGCACCGTGACTTTCACCTTGCTCATCGTGTTCTCCTGAAGATGCCAGTGTCAGCCGGGCGAGCCCGCTCAGAGGACTTTCGCGCTCACGAATGCGTCCGGGGTGTGCGTCGCCGGCAGAGGCGCCGACTGCACCTGCGCCCAGCGCACGCTCGGGTCCTTTTCCTCCCACGACTTCGGGAAGAACCGCGTCACGGCCGTGGCCTCGAGATCCTGGATGGCCGCGTAGTGGCGCGTGTTGCGCGCGGCCATGCCGTCCGCGCCAAGGACCACCCGGTCCGCGGGGATCATCGGCTGCTCCACGCCGGCGTCGTCGATGTACCACTCCTCGTAGGAAAACAGGTCGATGCCCCGCAGGTTGCCGACGTAGATCACGCCCTCGATGGGGTTCTCGCCGGCGCGCAGCAGGCCCGCTTCCGTTCGCCGGTTGTCCACGAGCTTCTGCACGGCCGCGTTGTGCAGGACCTCTTCGACCACGTCGCTGCCAAGCACGGCGTTGCGCGCCGTGAGCCCCGTCGCCTTGGCGATCAGGCTGCGCCACGCCACCAGGTCGCTGTCGATGGTGGCCGCCGCGTCGTCCCAGAGATCCGTGCCCGTGAGCGTGATGTTGTGGGCGGCGTCGCGCAGGAAGTCGATCTCGGCGTCGATCTCGTCGCCCGTGATCGTCACCTTGCCGGTGATCAGGGCCTGCGCCGCCATCCACTCCTCGCGCCGAGTGATGATCTCCATCAGCTCCTGCAAGTCCTTGGCAAGCTGCTCGCGTGCGCGGTCCGCCGGGCTCCGCGCGTCGTAGATGGTCTCGCCGGCCATGCGTTTCAGCATGTCCGCGGCGCGGGTTCGCATCTTGGGCTTCACGTAGGGCACGCGGATGGAGTTCGACTTGAAGCCGAGCTGCTGCATCACCTTGCCTTCGTGGATCGGCCGCTGGAACGGCGCCATCCTGCGCTTGCCCTTGAAGATATCCACCTCCACGAACTCGGTGTTGTGCGTCTCCTGGACGCTGAAAAAGGTCTCCAGCAGGAACGTGCGCGGCGCAAGCATCAGCTCGATGGCTCGCAGCATCACCCGGGTGTCGAAAATATCCATTTGCGTTTCCTCGTTGCTTAAACTGGATCAGGCCGCGTCAATCGGACCCGATCAAACCGCCGCGCCGGAGACGTAGATGCCCAGCCCCCGCAGGGTCGCCCGGATCGTGTCGTCGAAAGTGGTGAGCGACTCGGCCTTGAAATGTCCGGAGAGGTAGACGGTGCCCACGGCGTCTTCGCTGGTGGCGTCGACGTCCACGCCCAGGATCGCGACCGGATCCTCGAGGCCGTTTATCGCGCCGGAGTCGTAGGCGCCGTACTTGCCGTCGTCGCCGCCGCCGTCCGTAATTTGTCCGAGCACCTGGCCACGGACCAGCTCGCCCTCGCCCGAGACGACCGTGCCGCCTTCCGTCACGCGCGGGAATGCGCCCGCGAACAAATCGTCTTTCGTCAGCTCGGTTTGCGTTACACCAAAATCTTCAGGAGGCATGGTTCGTTACCCTCGGTTGTGAATTCTGTCCGGCGGTCTCTCGGCTGCCGGCTCAGGCTGCCCGGCCGCTCGCCTGTGCGATGGCCTTGGCTTCCATCTCGATAGCGTCGTGCTCCGGGTTTTCCGCGAAGTTCGCGGCGCTGCGTTCGCTGTAGTCGACCTGCACCGGCAGCGACTGAAGGAACGAGCGGATGAACTTGCCGCCGTCCTGCGTCACCTGGTTGTCGCCGTCTGCGAACTCGATGGTCGTGTCCCCCGGCACCGCGGCCAGGTACTCGGCGAGCCCGGCCTTGTAGCGCGGCAAAACCTTGCCGGCCTTCACCAGGCCTTCCACGAAATCGGCGGTCTCCTGCTTCTGCCGCGCGCGCTCGGCGACGGTGAGCTGCTCTTCCCGCTCGGAGAAATCCGCGTGCTGGGCCTTGAGTGCCTCGTTCTCCTTGATCAGCGCTTCCAGCTTCGCCTTGTTTTCGCCGCTGTTCATCTCGGTTTCCTCCGTCTCGGAAAATTGGTTGGCCGCGCTGTCGTCCTGCTCGCGCATGGACTGCTCGACCTCGTCGACCATGTGATTAGGGAGCACCCGGTCCGCTTCCTCGGTGCTGAATCTCTCGATGATCCATTCGCGCAACTGGCGCATCATTCGGGCCACCGCCCACAGATGCGTGTCCGCGAAATCCGCCTCGGCGAACTCGATCTCGACGCAGCGTCCGTCGTCGGCGAACGTCGCATCCTTGAGTCCCTTCACCGCCGGCGGCATCGC